AGGCTCTCGCCACCGTAAAGGCTCGCACTTTCCTACACATTGGTGGGACTCGCGGGAAAACAAAAAATGCCCAGTGGGACACTGCCGATGTGACTTCGAGTGACAGTCCGCAATTCAACAAAGAGTACCTTGTAACATTCAAGGAAAACACTCTCTCTGTTGACGGCATTTATTTGCTAGATGCATCAGCAAACATGGACGCACTTGAGGATGCCATTGTTTTCCCTGATGCAACAAAGCAGGACGGGCAGCCATTTATGTGGCTTAAGTTCGAGCACCCACAGCTTACCACTCGGTACTTGTTTGGCATGGTGACGAGTTTTGAACGAGGCGAACCGTATGATGGGGGCTCTACGTACAGTCTGGAGATGAATGTTATGAACGAACTTAAGGATACGACTCCTTAAAAAAAAGGGGCTTCATGCCCCTTTGTTTATTTTTCTATCAGCTCAAGCGCAAATTGCAATCTGCTATTTATTGAAGCCAGCTCATCTGCAAGATTAGATTTATCTACCTTTCGCTTTGCAAGCCCCCTTCCATGAAAAGAACCGTCAGAAACTGATGCTAACTCGCGCCTAGTAAAATCATGCATGAGCATGTCAATCTCATGCCGCTCTTGCAGCTTGGATGCCATCCAGTTGAAGGCGCGAATGTATGCAACCTTCCATTTTGCTGACTCCTTTCCAGTGAATCCCATAACCAAGAAGGCCATTCCGTCCTTTGTCATTGTGTACTCTTGGCGAACCTCACCCTTTACATCAATGAAATCAACCAACGCAAAATTGCGTTCGTTAAATTCATCGTCACAATCAAGATTACGGATTGCGCGAAGCACATCAGAGTGCCGCTTTCCAAACGCATCAGAAACTTTGCGGGATGTGGTTATTGGCTGGCCGTCTGCGTACAAAACAAGGCGCTTAAAAACATCAATGTTTTCCATAGCAAAACCCTCAAAGCAAGAAAGAACAGTGAATCATCTTTTCAACTCCAGAAACGTCTCTCGCCTCATCTGTGCCAGCAATGTCTTTGAATGTCATGAAAAGTTCGCGGTCTAAGTCAGTTTCGCAATACTTGATGTTTTCAGGCTTCTTGCTGAATGCATGTCCTATTGCCAGCACCGCCTGCTCTGCATCCTCTCGAATTTCTGGCTCATTGTTGACGGTATATCCGTGGCAGCACTTGAGCTTGTCGTACAGCTCTTGAGTCATGTCAGCGATGGCGATGTTTGTTTCTTCTGGGATGATTTCGTTGATTACTAGAACTTTCATGCAGCCTCCTTTGTTGGTGTGATTGAATGATGAGGCATCTTACGCTGCAAGTACAACGAGTAATTTTCATCGACACGGCAAGTAATGCCAACGTGGTAAAATCATGCAATCACAGGAGGATTCATGCACATAGATACCACGTCTGGCGACATCGCGATTGAGCATATCGACACTGCCACCGGAGAAGTCGCGGAATGGATATTCCGCCCGAGCTTCAAAAACCTGTCGCGCATAGGCTCACCAAGCGAGATTGTGAGCATCTTCGGCGACCTATATGGTGCATCGTATGACGGAATGCTGAGAGAGTGCCCTAGCGCGTTTATGCCGCGATTGTTGGAGCTTGCGCACAAGTCAGTATTGCAGGCCGCGCTTCATATTCTGTATTCGTGCTACGAGGGTGAGGACGATGGAGGACTGGTCAGGCTGCTAGGTGGGTTCGCGCCAAACTACCACGGCACCAAGATTCTCTACCAGGTCGGCAAGATGCCAACTGAAAACATCATCGCGCTGGCTCGCTCACTGCTCAAGCACGGCATGATTGGCACCAAAAAATCAGATGGTGGTGGCGACTACGTGCCGCAGTGGAATCCGGCAGAGTTTATCGACTTGGCCCGCACGGCTTTGAAGCTACCACTTGCCGAGGCTGAACAGCTAACTATGACCCGCTTCCAGCGCCTGATTGACCAAGCGTATCCAGATGCAAAGAAACCAGATCGCGACATCATGAACAAAGAAACCTACATGGCGCTCATGCGCGACATTGAGAAAAAGAAAGGGGCTAAATAATGGCGAAAAGGCGGTTGGCGCATTAGAAACAGAAATGAACTCGGCGGCGGCGGCATCTGCAAAGTTAAATACTAATCTAACCGCAACAGCTAAAGGTGTTGGTCAAGCCACAACCGGAATGCGCGGCCTGTCTGGCGTTGCTGGTCAGATTGGCTTCCAGCTCCAGGATATTGCCGTGCAGGCGCAAATGGGCACATCCGCACTTACCATTCTTGGTCAGCAGGGCTCGCAGGTTGCGTCGGTGTTTGGCCCAACAGGTGCGATTGTCGGTGCAATCATTGCGGTTGGCTCTGCATTGCTTGGCATGGCGACCGCATCTGGCACCGCTGGAGAGTCAATAGAGGAGCTGGCAAAGAAGGCAGACAGCCTAGGCAAGGCGCAACTTGAGGACGCCATTAATAAGGCAAACGTAGAGCTTAACGGCCAGCAGCAAGCCCTAATCAAGACCACGGAAAAAGTTCAGCGCATGGAGGCCGCGCAGAAGCAATCCGGCCTTACCGCTGGTGTTTATGCCGTAAAGCTGGCGGAAGCGCGAGCCGAGCAGGAGGCTCAATCTGACGTAGTTAACCAGCTTGTTGCTAACATTGAGCGCCTGACAAACGCCATGTACGGCAACGTTGATGCAGCCGAAGCATCGCGCAAAGCAACGCAAGAGATTGTTTCAGACCTTGAGTTTGAGACTAGAATCATGGGACTCAACGAAGCGCAAAGGGCTACCGCAATAGCCCAGCGTAGAGCTGGGGTTGATGCAGCTAGCGCAGAGGGAAAGGCGATTGAGAGTGCAGCCACCGCCATGGTCAATGAAGGCCAGCGACTGGCCGAACTGGACAAGCGAAAACGCGAGTCAGAGGCGGCGGCAAGAAAGGCCGCATCCCAAGCAGAATCGGAGCAAAAGAGACTTCAAGGCCAATACCAGTCAAACGAAAACTCACTCAAGAAGATGGCGCAGCAGCTTTCGATTGCTGGCCTGTCAACTCAAGGGTTAGCAAAAGAGGCCGCAGAGCTTGCAGCTGTTTACTCTCTTGGTGAGGGCGCGACACAAACCCAGATTGAGCAGGCCAAACAGTTGGCTGGTGCATTGTTCGACCTTAACGAGCAGAAGCGCAAACAAGCAGAGATTGAAGGCAAGCGCAAAGAGGCTGGAAGATTTGTTGAGCAAGCAGCATTCGATGCAGCGTCTCCGCTTGAGCAGATCGACATTGAAGAGCAGGCGAAAATTGCCAAGCTGGAGGAATATCGCAACCTTGAGCTAATCAGCCTGCAAGGGTTCGAGACAACCAAGAACAACATCATCAAGCAGGCTGCCGATGAGCGGGCAGCGATAGAGCTTGCTCGAAACTCAATGATATTGAGCGCATCGTCAGACTTCTTCGGTGGCATGGCTGATTTAACTGGGGCCTTCGCTGGTGAACAATCAGGTGCATACAAGGCACTTTTTGCCATCAGCAAGGGCTTTGCCATTGCTAACGCAGCGTTGCAGCTACAGACGGCCATCGCTAACGCATCAGCATTGCCTTGGCCTGCAAACTTCCCCGCGATAGCTCAAGCAGTGGCCCTTGGCGGGCAGATTGCATCTGGCATTGCTGGTGTTAACTACGGCGGCGCTCGCGAGTTCGGCGGCCCAGTAGATGCTGGCAAAATGTACCGCGTCGGTGAGGGTGGATCGCCAGAGATATTCCAGTCCGGCGGCAAAAACTTCATGATTCCAGGTGATGGCGGAAAGGTTATCCCTAACGACAAAATCGGCGGCGGTGGATTCAGCCAAAACGTTCAGGTTCACAACTACTCTGGCGAGAATGTGCAGACCAAGACGTCAATGGATGGCAAGCAGCTTGATGTGATTATCGGAGAGGTGGCAAAACAGATAAGTCAGCGTCGAGGTGGTGTTGGCAGGGCGTTGGCATCATCGACAGGATTGAAATGGAAGGCTCAGTGATGCGTGGTAAAATGTTAGCAACAAACGAGGATTCATCATGGCAATAGTTCCATATCCGCCGACAGTGCCAAAGCCATTGATTTCAGTGTCACGCACTCAGGCGCAGACATTCCAGCTTGTTCAGCCGTTGCGAGGGCCGGGATACGTCAAGCGACTAAACAACGACGCGCCTGTTACCTATGACATCACTTGGCGAATGACCCGCGACCAAGCCGCGCAGTTTCAGACTTGGTTTTACAGCATGAGCTCAAGCGGCCTAGCGATGGGCCGCAATCAGTTTCAGCTTGAGATAGATACCGAGTTCGGCAAGCTGCTGCACACGTTGCAGCTCACGCCAGATACATTCTCGCAGACGCAAGAGGCGCATAACGTATTCAGTTACCAAGCAACCGCTATCGCTCGCAAGGTTCCGATTCCTCAGTGGTGGTTTGACCATGAAGATCTGGTTAACTCTGAGTTCTTCGCACAGCGCAGCCTGTTTGATTTGGTAATGAACCAGCAACTACCGGAGGCGTAATGCCAGATAACGCAACCATATGGACGACAAAAGCTCCCGTGATGGAGTTTGACACCCATTCATGCGAATCAAGGAGCCAGTGAAGGTTGTTATGTCTCATTGGTCAGACTCAGACCTTACGGCACCAATGTTCAGCTATGAGCTGGATTTGAGCAATGAAGGCGTCTCAATGTCGGTTGATAGTGTCAATTTTAAGGTTGAGCGTATCAATATTATGACTAGAGGAGTTTCTCGCATATACCGAATCGACGAGTGGAGTGGATTGGAGGGGGTGTGACAGAAGCAGAGTTCATCAGCCACTGGGTTGGAAAGCCATATCGCGCCAGAGGTAACGATGAGTCAGGAATCGACTGCTGGGCTCTTGTTGTGCGTTACTATCGCGACGTGCTTGGTATTGAGCTTGATGATCACAGCGATGATGACATTGCTGGAGGATTCGAGCGTGAGATTCAATCTGAAGCGTGGGAGCCTTGCGATAAAAAAGACGCTGGCGTGGTGTTCATGGCATTCGACCAACTAGGCGAGCCGCGCCACGTTGGAATCGTTGTAGGTGGTGGAGAGTTAATCCTTCATGCCAGACACACAAGGGTGCAGTGCGATAGAATAGGCATAATCAGACGCCACAGACTGGAATTCTATCGACATGTTGATAATCGACACACCGCTCAAGAAGATTCGCCGACCGCTTGACACTTCAAAAACATGGGCTGAAAACATTCTTTCGGCCCATCCTCAGCTTTTGGATCCTGATTTCACCACCATCAATCTAAACGGCAAGCGAATCAAGAATCGCAAGCTAGATTGCAATGCAAAACCGAATTATGGCGACCTGCTCACCATCTGCGTCAGACCGCAAGGCTTCGACCCAATCACCATTGCTATCGGGGTTGCCATTGCTGCATCAGCCGTTTCCTTTGTTCTGGCTCGCAGGGCGATGGGTAATATCGGTGACAGGTCTGGTAAGTCGTCAGGTAACACCGAATTTACAGGCCAGACCAACACGGCTCGCCTTTACAGCCAGCGACCTGACATCTACGGAAATGTTAGGGCGTACCCTGATTTGATTGGTGAGGCTTTGCTGGAATACGTCAACAACAAGAAGGTGTTAACTCATTATTTCAATATCGGGCTTGGATATTACGACCTTACTCAATTCAGATTCTCTGATTCCTCGCTTGCAACATTCCAAGAATCGACCTACACCGTCTATCAGCCTGGCGAGGTGAATCCTATCGTTCGCGAGCAGTTCTCGTTCCCTGAGATTGATTCATCTGGGACTGAGCTGAAGGGGATTAATGAGTCTGAGTATCAACCAGGCAGGCCATTTTACTCTGCAACAGCCGCTTCAGTCATGGATAACAGGGGAGGCGAAATGACAATCGTCTATGCAAACCCTACACCGGGCGTCGA